CTGGTTGATGTACAGACATCCCTGATCCCAGAAAACAGAAAACGCCACCCGTGGGTGCGCTGTCATTAGCACGTCACCATCGTAGACCGGCTCCTCTATCCGTCGCCATGTTTTCAAAATGTCCCGCCCCACCAGCATTTTGTTTTCGCCGTACCAAGCTGGGTTGGTAGGCGGATGCCAAAGCCCCAGGCGGTCATGCACCGCAAAAACAAGGTGGATGCAGTCAATCGCCCTGTCGCTTTCACCGCCTCTTGCGCCAAGTTGATACGGGCGACCGATTAGGTCGATCACGTAAGGCGGATTCGACTGGTAAGCGGCAGATTGCCCACAAGTTGACGGGTCAAGCGCTTTCTTGGTATATCCGCACCAACAGCATCCAGCACAGAAGCCATGTTTAACTGCAAACTGGATTCATCCCAAGTGCCGTTAATAATTTGTCCGACATATTCAGATAGCACTGTGTAGTCAAGCTTGCTGTCTGGATTGACCAAAACTGTCTGCACCTGTGCGATCCAGACATCTTGCACTGCAGTTTCGCCCCAGCCGCGACTAAGGCTGTTGTTTGGGAAACCCAAGGTGGCAGGCTGGTTGTCGCCGGTTTTGGTGACAGTAACTCCGCTAAACGCAAAAGGCATAAAGCCATAGACGGTTGAACCATCTTTGCCTAGCGCGTCTTCATTCACCCAGTAATTTTGAAAGTTGTACCGCACAGTTCCGCTTGCGCTTTTGAGCGTTAGGTACTGCGCAAAAGCAAGTGACTCTGCCATTAGATTCCAACCTTACGGCGTGTAGTCGTATTTTGACGCAAGCTGTTTAGCGCACGCTGCTCACCCTGTTTAGCGCCTTGGGCAGCTGCTTGCCGCATACCAGCCTGGAACTGATCGGCGGTGACGTAATCGACGCTGTTGATGCGTTCAACGGTGTAGCGCACGTCAATCGGTGCGGTTGCGACTGCAGTGCCGCCACCGCCTTCAGTGCTGGTGCCGTTATTGGGAATGACGGATTCGCCACGGGCGCCACGCGAGTAACGGGACATTGCAGCGGACATTTTGGACTGCGGGATGACGTATTCCGGTTCGCCGCCTTCACCAATTAGTGCGCGAGTGGGGCCGGTTACAAAACCACCTTCAGCGAATGCACCACTTGGGAATAGCTTGCCGCCTTTTGGTGTCAAAGCACCTGCGCCAGAAAGATTTTTGTTTGCAGTGCCAAATGTGCCGCCACCACCACTTAATGCATTTAAGATCGTTTGCAGAATAATCAATGTTATTTGTTTGGCAATAATCTCAAGCGCCATATTGATAAACGCCTCGCCAATTTTCTTGAAAGCATCTGCTAATGCTTCTTGCGTTGATTTGGCGCCTGTAATAACCTCGCCAAATGCAGTTGTAAACGCTTGGCCGATTGCTGTAGCTCCATTAACGATTGAATCGGTGGCAAGTTTAATGGGGTTCAGATCTTCTTTTAGTTTTGTAATCGCATCTTGTAAGCCACTAGCTACTGTGCCTTCACCCGCCACTCCAAACTTAGAGCCTTCCATCGCTTTTTTGAACAGCTTGTCAGCTTCTTCTGCTTGCTTTTTGAGCGCTTCAGTTTGAAGATCAATTAGTTCAAGGCGCTGAATTTCCGCGTTTAGTTGATTCAGATTTGTTTGTTGCTCGGCATTTTTAAGCTCAGAAATCTGCTTGGCGCGATCCTCGAAATCAAATTGAATTTGCAGGCGTTTACGCTCAAGTTCTGAAGTTTCAAATAGCAAGACAGCTTGGCGTGCAAACTGAGTCGCAAGCTGATCGCCTAAAGCCAGTGATCGCTCAAGTTCTTTGGCTAAGCGCTCAGCTTCGCGTTCTGCATCAGACTTACCTTTCCTGCCGCCAGATCTGCTTCTTGCATCTAATAACGCAGGCAATGCGCCAGCGCCGACAGCAGGAGCAGACGGTACAGCACCAGCGCCAAGTTCTGATTGCACTAGGGATTTGCGCAGCCGTTCCCGATACTGCTGCACCTCTTGATCAAATGGATTGGCATAACGAAGAGCACCAAAACGAGACCGCGTTCGCCTGTTCGCTTCCTCATATGCTCTTGCCTCTGCTCCTATTCGTGCGGCACTGTTTACCCTTTCAATAAACGCGTTAATGCCATCAATTAAAAACTTAAAGACCGGCGCAAAGAACGTGCCAATGTTTTGGGCTAGTCGCTGGAATGAATCTTGAAGCGTGCTTAGCTTGCCATTTAATGTATCGCTTTGGGCGATGGCGCCATTTGCATATTTGCCACCAGCTTCTGTAAGTTTTTGAATTGCAATTTCAACAGCTTGTGCGCTAATCCGACCGCCTTCAAGAGCCTTTTGAAATTCATCGCCGCTGAGCTTGTATTCTTCTTTCAATATCTGTTGCAAAGCAACACCGCGTTCTTGAAACTGCAGCAGTTCTTCGCCTTGAAGCCTGCCTTTTGCTTGGACTTGACCATAAGCGGTAACTAATCCTTGAAGTTCAGCACCAGTTGCGCCGGAAACGTCCGCAAGCCTACGGGTAGTCTCAACGACTTTGCTAGTTTCAACTCCAAATGCCTGAAGCCGTTTGGCTGAATCAATTAACTCAGTGCTTGTAAACGGTGTGACAGCCCCTAAATCTTGAAGCTCTTTAATAATCCGCCCAGCATCCTTAACGCTGCCGGTCAGCACTTCAAGGCTGCGACGTTGACTTTCTATTTCTGCTGCTTGGACGAAGACAAACTTGACAGCCTGAACAGCAGCAAACGCCGCCGCCAACTTACCAACAGCAGCCGTTAAACCACCAAATGCCCGTTCAGTTTGCTTTGCTTGCCCTTGTATCGCCCGCAGTTTTTGCGTTGCATCCCTGCTATCAACATTGATGGCAACGTTGGCGACGACGGACACAGCTCAGCCCTCCAGTAAAACCAGTCTACCGACGACGTGCCTTTTTCATCGCCGCTTCATGCTGGTCGTTTTGTATGGCAAAAAACGCTGACCACATCATCAGTTCTTCCCAAGTCATATTGTCTGTTAATTCTGTAAGGGTATAACCAAGCTCTTTGGCTACACCCATTTGGAGCCTTAGAAGATTGTCCTTCTCAAGCTCCCTTTTCAGTTTTTTGGGTCAACCTCTTCTTCAATGTCTTCGCTGATCACAGCCAGCATCAAAGATTGCAGATCGGCATCACGTACTTCGTTTTTCAACTCTGCAATCTCACCAGCGGCAAACAAGCGCTGTCCATTTTCATCCATTGCCTTTTGCACAAGCAGCTGCAACGCAAAAGCATTTACGTCGTCACCAGTTCCTTTTTGAGCGCGTTCGCGTTCTGCCATTGTCAGTGGCGTGCGCCAAAACTCAAACGTGCTGCCATCATGCAGCTCAACCGTTTTTTTAATGGGTACAAGATTTGCAGCTTTCTTCAGGCGGTCAAGCGCACGCATCGGTTGCGAAGGCATAAAAATCAGTCGTTGGTTATTACTTTAGACGCAAAAAAGCCCCCAGCGCAAGCCGAGGGCTTTCATTGTGTTGCCAGGATCAAGCAGAAGTGCTGAAATCAAAGGTCGGCACGCCGGTAGGACGGAATGCGATCTCAACTTGCTGCGCATCGTCAGGGTTGATGTTCAGACTGGCGCTGATCAGCACGGCATCCATCGCAATGGAGCGGCTAAGCGCTTCAGTGCTTTGCTTGTCGGTGTAGAGCTTGAAGGCGCAACCAACCTGCTGGCGCTGCAGCACATCCTCAACCATCCGGTTAGAAAGTGCAGAATCCTCGTTAGTGACGTAGACGGTAGCAGTACCGCTACTATCGGCAAAGCCGGGGATGTAAGCACGGAAAGGTGCGTATTGCCCAGCAGTTTGACCGATGGTTGTAACATCAATTTCACTGCGGCTGATTTCTAAGCTCCAGCTTTGTACTTGCCCGACAGCGGCGTAATCGGCGTAAGAAACCTGAAATTCATTAGGAGCTGCAGCAGTACCATCGTCAGTAATGGTGATGCTTGCGCCGCCAGCGGTAGCAGAAACCTTCAGCACACCAGTGGAGGCGGTGTAAGCAATGACGTAATAAGTGGTTGCTGCGGTGATGCCAGCAGGCAAAGTGCCAGTGCCAGATCCGCCAGTTTGGCTATTAACAACGCTGAAAACAACCGGATCGCCTACTTTCAAATTGAGATAAGGCTGAATGGTGATTTCATCATCGGCAACATTCACACCAGACTCACCGAATGTTCCGGTGGTGCCAGCGGGCTTGTAGTAGAGGGCGCCGGACGTACCGGACAAAACAGTGACAGCCATGATTGAACGGTAGTGGCTACGCCTAGTCTAAATAGGCTTCGAAGGTAGCCGTCAACTGAGTTTGGTAAAACGGCTCAGGCGACGCTGGTGTTACTTGTGCCGGACCGGAAGCTGCATCAAAGATGATGCCGGAGAATTTGGCGCGGTCAAAAAGATCTTTGATACGCTCTGCGATTGTGAAGTTGGCGCCAGTTCCAGAGCCCATAGGCGTGAAGACGTTGATCACCAATGTGCCGTTTTGCCGGTTGAAGCCCGTTGATGGACCAAGCAGCGTTGCATAAGCATTGTCACCAAAGCGGATTGCTGCCTGAATCCAAGAGCTATTATTTGGCGGTGTGAACGGTACGTTTTCGTAGCTGACAGGATAAACAGGTGCTAACGCCATCTCCGTAGCAATACGCCCTTCAATGGCAGCGCGGACATCATTCAGTGTGCTGCTCATGATTGCCTCCCGATGCGGTCAGCCGCTATACGAACCCTACCTTGAACATCTTTGGCAATGCCCTGAATCCAGCCTGCAGAAGCCTGCTTACTGCTGCCATTTGCCAATGGTTCAGCGTATGGCAAATTGTTGTGAACACTGTAGATATTGCCTAATTTTTCTTGACCTGCTTGATAGTTGTAAGCCCGCATAGGCACATTACCTGAATATTGCCCAGGAGGAGGAGGTGTACTGCTGGCTGCATTTTCACCTACTTGCCATCCAAAACGAAACCTG